GACAACTTTTACCGGAACTGCTTCCTTGATCGAGAGGAAAATGATACGGGCGTGAATCGGGATTACATCAACTGCGCCAAGGGGCTCGTCTCGTCCGGCGACTTGAGCCGGCAGGAAATTGAGGGAGACGGTAGCGACGTTCCGAATCCCGCCGGCGATGTCTGGGGCAACTTCTCGAAGGTAGCAGGCGTAGAACCGACGATAACGAGATGCGACCAGCAAACTTATGACCATGAGGGGACCCTGCACGACACGAAACCCTGCGGGGACGGGCTCCACTATCTCCTGGCATGTAAGGACAATCGAGGCGGGCACAGTTACGCCGATCCCTTCGACGGGGCCGACGTGGAAGCCATGCATGGGATAGTCCTTCGAACCGGCGAGAATATGAGTGACGGTGGCAACCTTGCGAACACGCACCTATTTTATCCGTTTAACTGTGTGGACGGGCCTTACGCGCACCCGTCCCGCTGGTATGGCGGCTGCGCTTCGGGCACAAAGGACCTCGTCCTAGTCGTTCCCTCGAGCGTGGGCGGGGACCAGCAGAACATGGAGACGTTCTTCCCGGCCCTCCTGCAGGCTTACATCAACTTCATAGTCTTTACTTCCCAGGGCATGAGCTGCGTTGATGACCGGCTGTTCATCCTCGATCAGCATCTTTGGGGGGACCCGAGCCTAACGCACCAGGGATGCAAGGCCGGGGGCGAAGACGCTCAAAGCTTTGCCGAGGCGGTTTGCGGGATGTTCAAGACGTGGTCGCAATACGCGACTACGTACATGGCCGCTCTCCATAGTACGTTTTTCTCATGCGCGAAACACAAGGTTTACCCAACATCCCAGGCCGGAGATCCGCCCCACACCCACACTGTGGCAACCGAGTCGGTTGTCCCTGGAAACCCGCCGGAGAAGCCGGATTGTGAGTTCACCCTTGGATGCTGCCCGGTCTGTACGGCCGGCGGTGATATCTCCGACTGTTGCAAGGGGGGGAGCTGATGAACTACCGGGTAAAGAGCGAGACGGAACTGCCCGGCGGGCTGAAAAGGGTTGTTATCTCGATGCCCGAGCTCAAGCCGATGAACATGGAAACGCTCAGGATGCGAGCGCCCCGGACGAAGATCCAGAACCTAATCATCGCGGCGGTGTCTGATCACGAGAACGTTTTCCGCAACATCCTGGCGGCCGTGCACGGCGAGCAGGCAGTCAACCTCCTGGCGTTCATTTTCTCGATGGAGGGACCGGAAAGCCCGGATGCTGAGCGGCTGCTAGGAACGTTTCTGATTGACTTCCAGATGCATTCCCCTACGGGGATGTTTCTTCATTATCTCCATGCCGACAACCTAGCCCGAGCCCTCGACTGCTACGAGCAGGGCAGGATGCAGGGGGACTTCCTTTGCGCCGTGGGCGGGGCCAGGGGCAAACCAATTGCAACCGCCATGCCTGCAGACCGGGCGGACAACTTTGATTTCTTGTGTGAGTCTCTTGGCCTGGCCTATCGGTCGGATAGGGAGATAACGGTTTTCAAGGATCCAAGGCGTATCAAACCCTGTAAGGGATACGAGGACAATCATGCCTGAGAAATCAACTCTGCCATATTCGACTATCTCGCTGGCGACGAAGGACTCGCCGTACAATTCCAAGGTATTCACGGCAACTTCCGGCGAAACGGTCGTGGCCCTCGAGATCGGCCTTGATGAGATGTCGGCTGCCGGAGACAACTTCGTGGTGGTCCGGGGCTATCACTCGCCGGATTGGGATATCTTAACAGAGGACAATATTGCAAATGCAATGTGGTTTGAGCTGACAGGCGAAGAGTTCAGGCCCGTTGCGGTTCACATCGGCGACTCATTCGACGTCGACGAAGTAGGAGAGGCTGCCTCGTATCGTTGCAATCGCACCATCCGAGGCCGGTTCCGCAACTGTAAACTCACTGCCGAGCTTAAGGGGAGCGGCGGTCAACGCGCGGTTATTAATGCTTGGAAATTGTAATATGCAGAGAAGCGAAACATCAGCGGGGAACAATACAACATGCCGACAACACTCGGGAGTCATCGAAAGGATCTGCTCGATGGAAGCACAATCTAGAAGCCAGTGGTCGGCCATCAACGCCAGGGCCAAAACTGCGTCCTTTCGTGGCATGGTCGGCGTCTTGATCGTAGTATTAGGCTCTCTTGTCGCGACGGTCTACTCCTTAGCGGAGAAAACCGGCGATCTAAAATCCTCGATCATGGAGGTGAAAGTACGAATCGAAGAGCGATCCAGGATGGATGACCAAATCATGGAAGCGTTGAAGGAAAGATAAACGGAAACTGCTTGGCCTGGGTTGTCCTCCTTTATCCCGGTGCCGTGCAGGCCCCGGTGCTGCAAAGTGCCGGGGTTTCTTTTATAGCACAGCAAAAAGGGGCGGCCGGCTTGAAATGAAGATGAGGAGATGGTGTCTTAACGTCTATTGTTTTGCGCGAAGGACTCTAAAGGGACCCGGCCGCCCCACTGAGAAAGGAGCTGCGATCATGGTATCAGGGAAAGCGGGCAGGGAAGAACAAAAAGGGGGCAGTCTAGGGCGAGATGCCGCAAGTCTTTGACTTGCAAGGACATGCGCCTGGTAAAAAAAACTTCACATTCCGCCTATTTTCTTTTTGCAAAAAAGCAAAAAGGACGATATAGTATAGGCATGAAGGCGAAAGAAAACAGCCCGGAAGGAAACGACGAGAGGAGGAAGGCGATGAAGACGACAAAGACGCTCACGATCAACAAGGGCAACCAGTACAGCCCGAGCGGTTACAGGATCAGCGACGGAGTTAACCGCGGATGGGGATCTTACGGCAAGCGGATGGACGGGTCGGTCGGTCTCACGCGCGATGGTCGGTGCTACGATGATAGCCCCGATATTCAGGCCGCCATCATGGCGACGCTGGCAGACGGGTACGAACGCGAGATCGTCATTGACGAGCCCGAGTCCAAGGCCGCCACCGTCAAGGACGGGAGCGACGGCCGTTGCCCTAAGTGCGGGACTTGGTGCGAAGGTGACTGCCAATGAAACCAACAATCGTAGTCAACCATAAAAATCAGAAGTTTGAAATAACAGGAGAGCCTTCGGAGAGGATTGTCCGGCTTCGGTCGGTTAATGGCGGGAAGGCTTTCCTGGCTTTTCGCGAGTTCTATTGGGAGGAAATCAAACCATGTCGAGGCGAGAGAAAGCGCTGACCATCGCGGCCGGCCTGGCCTTCGGGCTCTGGCTGATCGCAATGGTCATAGTATCGAGGATTTAAAATGGCGAGTGGCCTAGAAACCCAGACTGATCGTGTTGAACAGTCACTATCGATTGCCGGGCGTACCGGCAACGATGCCACAAGGCCACTCGCCTTTAATAAAGTGAGGCCCGGCCGGCGGAACACTAGACAGCTCGGAGTGAAATGGACCGCTATTCGCCGGCGCTCGTGGTGTCGGCCGAACATAATCCGCCGGGCGGGCCTCTTATTTTTCTTTTGCAAAAAAGCAAAAACAGTGATAGCGTCTCGGAAGATTGGAGACCGCTATGGATAACCTGATGTCAATCCGCAACGTGGCCGACCTGGCTGGGGTTTCGCCCCAACTTGTGTACAGGGCGGTCAATCATGGAGATGGAGCGCTGCGGCTGATGCCGTATCAGCCGGGCATGAGATATTTCAAGAGAAAGGAAGTGATGAGATGGTTAAGAGCGCGAGCAAACCAGAGGCGGGAGTCACGCATCGGCCGGCCCACGAGGGGGACGCAGGGAGATCAATAGACGGGGGGCTATCCAATGAACAGATAACACTCCTTCGTAGAACAATAGCCGACGACCTATCTGATGACGAATTCGGCCTTTACTTGATCCACATCAACCGGACAAAACTTGATCCGTTCTCGCGGCAAATTTATTATGTCAAGAGGTGAAACAAAAAAAAGCAGCGGGAGGAGGTGGCTTTCCAAACAAATATCGACGGCTATCGCCTGACGGCCGACAGGACTGGCCTTTACGCCGGGAATGATGATTATGTCCACACGGGGGGCCCCGGGGCGGAGCGGCCGACGAAGGCAACGGCGACGGTTTACAAGATCGTCAATGCCGAGCGGGTCCCGTTCTCCGCATCGGCTCGATGGTCTGAATACTATATCTCTACAAGCCCTATTTGGAACAAGATGCCGTTCCTTATGCTTGGAAAGTGTGCCGAGGCGCTTGCGCTTCGGAAGGCATTCCCGCAAGAACTCTCCTGCGTCTATACGTCAGAGGAGATGGGCCAGGCGGACGCGGATTCGAGCCCTGAGCCCGCCCGGCCGCCGGCTTATTTTGCGATTGCCGAAAGGAAATCCGCCGGTATGGCAACCAGGGCCACTGCGGACAAGATGGGCGATGTAGCCAGGGCGGCGGCTGCGGGGATCGCGGAGAAGGTAGGCGGGACGGTGACGACGGCGAGCGCGGGCCAGGATCAGCAACCAACATGCGCCATCAAGGACGATGGGTCAATTAACTACCACTATTTTGACCCTAAGTGGCCCGGGAACGAGTGGTTGGCGGAGATCGTCGATGAATGCCGGCGCAACCCGTGGACGGAGAGATGTACGTGGGGCAAGAAGTACGGCGATTATCTTCTGATCGACATCCCGAAAGACGCGGCCGCATGGTTTTACTCCGATACGACGGCGGCCGGAGAGCCGAAAAAATACCCGACGCCGGACAACCGGAAGGATCAATTCGCGGCCGTGGTCTATTTCAAGGAACAGATTCAGGAGCACATCAAGAAGATCGACAGTCAGGGGCCAGGCCAAGAAGATGAAGCGTTTATAGACCCGGACGGCCTGCCCGACGAAGAGTGCCCTATCTGACCGCCGTTCGTAACCATAGAGGAGGACAAGATGGCTCTTATTGCAATGACGATTGCGGAAAAAGCGTGGATTGATAGCGCGAGCTATGAAGGCATGTTGCGGAAGCGGCGGTTCGCTCCCGCAGGAGATCCGATGTTCAGAAGGGACCGTGAGGCGAGTAAGTATTTCGAGAGGGTGTTTGCAGAGAAACTCATAGTGGTCGGGCCGGACGGTCATACGGCCGCAAGTAAAAAGATTGGGTGGTAAGGAGGGAACGATGAACACCTGGGCACAGGCATTTTACGAGGCATACATTCTTACGCTTCTATCCGGGGCGCTCTACTTATTAAGTGTCCCGTGGCTAGCGTTCGTGGTCTTGCTGATCCTATACGTCCACGTCCGGGAAGTGGCGCGGAATGATAGGAGGCGGTCATGAAAGCACGAGCAAGACGAACGGATCCCGAGACATCCCACGAGGCCGCCAGCGGAGTTGAGTGGGACGGGTCCGCTTCGAAACAGCGGCGGGTCTGCCTTCTGGCGGTCAGTATGTGCCCAGGGCACACGGCCGCTGAGATTGCCAGGATGACGGGGCTCGAGCGGCACGCTCCGTCTCGCCGGCTTCCCGAGTTGCGCGATGGCGGGCTTGTGAAAAACGGAGAGGCGCGGCGGTGCCAAGTGGTTGGATCAAACTGCCTGACGTGGTATCCAGAGCTAGCAGGAGACGAGTGATGAACAAGCTCGACGAAATCAAAGCGTGGAAAAAAGCATGGTACAAACACGGACCAATCCCAAGAGAGATAGTCTTTAAAAAAATAAACGCCCTCATCAAGATGGTGGAGGAGAGCGCGGAGGAGGTGGACGAATTTAACGCGGGTCATTTGGCATTTGACCGTGGCGAGCCAGTCGATTCCGAACCGGCCGAGTTTAAGCACGATACATACGGTTCCGGGTGGGCATGGGCTCAACATTGTTCTGGCACCCTCCAATCCCGCATCGACCGAGCAGTGGAACATTTTAAAATTCTATTGGCAGATGGTTGCGGTCTGCCGACGGATTCGAAAGTGTTCGAAAAAATCAGAAGCGGCGTTAAGTTCCTCACCGGCAAGGAGGGCGTGGCTCGATGTGATGTCGCGGAAGAATGTCATGGGGCGGACCTCTGCAAGTATGACAAACCGCCGGGTGCGGGTGCGTCGAGCCGCAGTTTTATTGCCAGTACCCGGACTGCGACGGGAAGGGCGACGAGGAGGCGAGGGAGTGATCCGAGTTTTTCCGCGTAGAACAAAATGGACGCCGGGCGACGCCCTCGCGTTTGTTGGCGACCCGCCATTATTCCGGCCTCGTGAAGACCTGCGCGTCATGATCTCCGTTGCCTTTACTTGGGATATTTACGAGGCGCGGCGCCTTGCCGAGTCATGGGGGCGCTTCTATTCGCACGTCGAGATCGGCGGACCGGCACTTGATCATTCCGGTGGGCTTTTTGTCCCTGGCGCGTTTTTAAAAGAAGGGGCCGTAATTACATCGCGCGGCTGTATTCGCAAGTGTGCCTTCTGCTTCGTCCCGGAGCGCGAGGGCGGTATCCGCGAATTGCCAATCGAGGATGGCTGGAACATCTTCGATAACAACCTGCTCGCCTGCTCAAGGCGGCACATCGAGGCCGTCTTCGCCATGCTCGGGCGGCAATCGAAGGGCGCGGTATTCTCTGGCGGCCTGGATGCGCGCCTGTTCGACGAATGGCACATGCGGCTTCTTGAGGGAATCAGTCTGAACGAGGCGTGGTTTGCCTGTGACTACCCGGGGGCCGAGCGGCACCTTGAAAAAGTAGCCACGGTCATGGCGGGGGTGTCAATCGAAAAGAAGCGGTGTTTCGTCCTGATCGGACATGGCAGCGACACCCTGGCCGCCGCCGAGCGCCGCCTTGAGCGCGTTTATAAAATGGGGTTTCTGCCGTTCGCGATGTTGTATCGCGACTCGGCGAATACCGCACCAGATCGGCCCTGGCGGGCGCTACAACGGAAATGGGCAAGGCCCGCCGCATATCGAAGTTCGGAGGCCCGCAAATGACCGACATCCTCATGCCCGGTGAGACCGTCGTCTTCAAGCGCCAGCAGGGCGGCGTCAGGGTTTATGCAAGGCGGGTTATTCGGTTTATCGGCGCGAGGCCCAAAGTCCGCCTCCGTAGCTTGGCAGGTGTTGCGCGGGCAGCGGAGGTCCACTTCGACCAACCAGGCTTTAATTGCACGTTCCGGGGTGATTTTCCAGAAAGCTATTTTACCGGCGAGGAGGGCAAGTGATGAACAAGCTCGACGAAATTAGGGCGCGGCGGGATGCACTAAGAAGCGCCGATAAAGACTGGGAGAAATACACGGAAAAGGAACGATCTAAAATAGCAGAGGAAGCATGTCTCGACCGCGTCACCCTCATCGAGATGGTGGAGGAGCGGGACCAAGAAGTCCTCAATCTTACCCGCGATATTATGGGCGCGGAAAGCAAGACGGCAATGGAGAAAAAATATAAGCGCCGTCTTCAATCCCGCATCGACTTGGCGGTGGAAATAGGACAAGGACACTTAACAACTGGTGATAATCATACTAAATACTGCCAATGGATAAACTGTGATATATGCCGCACGTTGAGGGAACTCACCGGCAAGGAGGGTAGATGATGGACATTAACGAAATTAAAGCAGAAAACCGTAACGCGTACAATCTCGCCGAGATTGGTACTTACAATCCGACCAAGGAAGACCGGCAGATAACCGCCCTCCTCGAGATGGTGGAGGAGGCGGAGAAGGAGATACTTGTCACAAACGCGGCCCTGAAAAATGCCCTTGAAACCATAAAAGAGCGTTGCCCAATGCCGTTAGACGTGGCGGTTTACAAAGGTTTTATCGCAGACTACAAACACCGCATCGGCCGGGCGGTAGAGAAAATAAACGTTACCCCCGAAACATCATGTCAAGAAATCGAGTGTATTCAAATCGACTTTGCGTTGACAGATATTAAATACATCCTCACCGGGAAGGAGGGCAAGTGATGAATATCACTATTTACATGGATAAAGTGCAAAAATTATTTCAAAGCGGCAATCCGTCTGAATCACAGTGGGTTGAGTTGCGCTATGCCATTCTTTATGCATCAGAGAATGGGAACTGCCCGACAATCGACGCTTTGATAGACCCACGAGAGACCGGCAAGGAGGGCGAGTGATGGGAACACAAGAGGGCGAATTGTGGCGCAAGGATCGCAAGGGCGTCGAGTGGTTTAAAGTATCTGACAATCCCGAAACATGGGAAAGCAAAAACGAAATCGTTGTACTTGGCAGTCCCGCCGAAGGTAGCGATCACAACTGCGATGCGATGGGATGTGGACAATGCCACGTTATCGAGCGCTATCGCAAGGAGGGAGAGTGAAAGCCCGCGCAACACGATTTGACCTCGACAACATGAACCGCACTGAGGAGCGATACTCCCGTATTCTCGACGTCCGTATCATGGCCGGGGAAGTTCATAAATATTTCTATGCCAGCGCCAAGTTGCGCATCGGCGACGGCGCATGGTACACGCCGGATTTCCTTGTGATCCTTTCGGACGGGACCGTTGAGTATCACGAGATCAAGGGCGGGTATATCCGAGAAGCCGCTATGGTTAGATATAAGGTGGCGAAAGGAAAATATCCTTATGTGTTTCGGATGTGGCAGTACAAGCGAAAACGGTGGAAGGAGATAGCATGATAAACACGATGCCGGAACACTGGATGCCGGGCGGCCCGGTAGACAAGGATGCCCAGGCAAAGCAGGACGCCGTAGACCACAAGACCCGGACTATAGAAGAGACGAAAAGGCGTGCTGAATTCTTCCTACTAGTTGCCGCTGGCATAGATCCGTTTCGTTGCCCGCTGTGTGATGCTAGGGTGCTAGTTGCCGGAAGCGAGTGTCGAGACTGCCGGCGAGACGGGGAGAGAGATCCAGAGGAGCGGGCCTGAAAGGAGGGAGCTGTGATTAAAATACCGATTGAGGAAGTGACGGAAGAGAAGTTAAGAAAAGCAAGATATGGCGAAACCTCAAAACTGTGGGCCAAAAACAACCTAGAAAAAGTTAAAGGATACAGAAAAAGTTTCCATTATGGAACAAAGAAGGGAAATCCGAAATATTTAGAAAAACAATATATAAGAAATAGGAGATATATAGAAAGACATCCAGAGAGAAGGCGGAATTATGAAATTAATTATTATTTAGAAAATAAAGAGCAATTCATGAGAAACAATAGATCCTCAAAGAAAATGAGAGTCGCCAATATAGTTGATGGTTATGTAATTCAGTTATTGATCTGGAATAAAACAATACCATTCACAAGGGCATCAGAGATCCCGAAGCCCCTAATAAGATATTGGCGGGCTCAATTAAAATTAAATCGAGTCCGCAAATGTAAAGCGGGCTCATTTCAAGGTCCCATTCTATCCTAAAAGGAGGCAACAAATGGAACCTATGAAGATCGAGATCGAGCACATTGACGTTCTCACGGGGATCGCTAGCGTGGCGGTCACGGGGCTTTTGACAAACGACAAGGATATGTCGATTGCAAAGGCCAATGCTCTCGCGAAACAATGTAATAACGTGGTCCGGGCCAAGGTTGGCCAGATCGCTTATTACAAGGACATCAAGAACGAGAAGGGGACTATCAAGTTCTTCGAGGAAAAGCCCGAAGAGGCATAACCCTACCGCCTTCGCCCGGGCGGCACTTCGTCGCCCGGGCACACCAACAAAAAGGAGGACAGCATGACAAACTTTCTACGGTTCCAGGCGCTGAACATCAAGCGCCTCAAGCGTGTTGATATTGACCTGTCAGGCATAAACGTGCTCAAGATCGGCGGCCGGAACGCCCAGGGAAAATCATCGCTCTGCGATGCGATGGTCTACCTCTTGAGCGGGAAGGCGAGCCAGTGCAAAGAGCCTGTTCACGGCGACGCTAAGGAGGGCATCGTCATCGGCGAGCTGGATAACGGATTCATCCTAACCAGGAAGATAAAGCCCGATGGCAAGAGCGAACTCGTCATCGAGGAAAAGGGCGAGAAGGGAATCACAAAAACACTCAAGCGCCCGGCGGAGATTGTCGAACGTCTAACCGGCAAGGCGTGGATCGACTTCGACGCCGTGTTGAAGATGGGAGAGGGCGAGATATCGGAAACAATCCGCAAGGTGGCCGGAATTGACTTCACGGAACTCGAGGAAAAACGGGCGCTTCTTTTCAAACAGCGTACGGGCGTCAACGGCGATGTTAAGGGCCTGAAAGCGCGTCTCGACAGTGCCCCAGCCTATGCCGATGCGCCTGCAGACATAATCCGCATCGGGGAAATAATGGGAGAGATAGACGAGGCCGACAGGCACAACCAGGAAATCGAGGCTGTAGAATATGAAATCGAACGAACAAAATTAGACATAGCAAAAAGACGCGAAGAAATTGCGCGGATTCAAGCCGAGATAGATGGCTCTGAACATTTCATCGCTATGCAAACCACATCTCTTCAGGGTAAAAGCAAGATCGACACGGGGGCCTTGCGCGCCGAGGTTGCTAATGCCGAGGAAACAAACACTAGGGTACGGGCAAACGCCGAGGCCGCAAAAATTGAACTCGAAATGCTCAACAAGGAAATCGAGGCGGACGGGCTATCGAAGCACATCGCCGATATCGACGCAGAGAAAGAGCACGTCCTTTCCACGACTAGCTTTCCCATCCCAGGTATGGGCTACCGAGACGGGATGGTGACCTACAACGGGCGGCCTCTCAACCAGGCGTCAAGTTCCGAGTGGGTCGAGATCGTGGCGGCAACGGCTTTCCGTAGTAACCCGGAACTCAAGGTGCTGATAATCCGTAACGCGAGTCTGCTCGATGACCAGTCAATGGCGGCCCTGGAAGATGTGGCGACAAGGGAAGGGGCGCTTGTCCTGGCCGAGATCGTCGGCAAGGATGAAGGGTGCCATGTGATAATCGAGGATGGTGAGATCAAAACCTAACGGTTTGCCAAGGTTGACAGTCAACCCAAAAGGAGAATTAACATGGGAATTAATGCACTGATTTATGACATCGAAATTCTCAAGGCAATCACCATCGCCCGGCCGGCTGGACTCTGAAAGGAGACGCCATGCGAACCTATACGAGAGAAGAGGTCCGGAGCCTGGCCCTCGGGGTCAGGTCCTGGGACCGCGAGCCAACCTCAACCCTGGCGGAGATATGCCTGGCCCTGCTCAACCGGGCCGAGAAATTCCGCGATACGGGATTCCTGAATCAAACCTCGATGATTGTCTACCTTGAGGCCCCGGTAAAAATCCCCGACTTGCCGAGCCTGCCTCCAACTATCTGTTTGTTAAAATAAGGGGGGAAATCTTTTTTAGAAAAGGGGTGGACAGGAAAGGAATAGTTATTAAGGTGACGCCATGACAAACATGAAACCAGCCTTCAAACAGAACGGCTTCGGGATCATGCTCAGGACCCGCCGGAAAGAGCGCGGGTTAACCCTGGACACGGTCGCGGCGGCGGTTGGTGTGACGTCCGTTTATATCGGATTTATCGAGCGCGGCTATTCCCCCCCTCCGGCCCTAGACAAGATTGCCATGATTGCCAAATTCTTCGGCGACGATCTGCTCGAGTGGGTCCGGGCAAGCGGACGAATCCCGAAGGGCATACTGGATGAGCTCACGAAATAGGAGGCAGGCCGGATGAAGCCAAGCCCAGGATGGCTGTTTTACTACAAGTCTTTCTTCGGCGATCCCAATGTGATGAGAATGTCAAAAGCCCAAAAGCTCGACTACCTTTTGCTCCTTTCCGCCCAATGGGAAACAGGAAGCATACCAGATAACGATGATGAACTAGCAATGATGACAAACTCGACGCCTGGGGAATGGGCAGAGACGCGGTTAAAGATATCGAGATGCTTCGAGCCCGGGGAGGAATCGGGGACGCTCCAAAACAAGCGCATGAAAAAGGATAGGGACAACTATATTGATTACATAAGCGCGAAGTCTAGAGCCGGGAAAAAAGGCGCGGCCGTAAAATGGGAAGGTCATGGCAAAGCCGATGGCAAAGCCGATGGCAAAGCCGATGGCAAAGCCGATGGCAAAGCCGATGGCAAAGCGATGGCAAAGCGATGGCCTTCTTCTTCTTCTTCTTCTTCTTCTTCTTCTTCTTCTTCTTCTTCTTCTGAAGATATCGCATTACCCTTAAGGGGTAATACTCGTCAACGGCAAGCCGTTGACCATTGTCCGCATGCCAAGATTATCGAGCTCTATCATAAAATCCTTCCGTCCCTTCAGCCGGTCCGGATCTGGAACGGGACGTCTCGGAAAAACATCAAGACTAGGTGGAGAGAAGACAAGCTCCGGCAATCCCTCTCGTGGTGGTCGGATTTCTTTCAGCAGGTGCAGGCGTCCGATTTTCTCATGGGCCGGAAAACCGACTTCAGGGCAACCCTCGGATGGATCGTCGGGCCGAAGAATTTCGAGAAGATCCTGAACGGGCATTACGTCAACCACGACGGCCCAGGCGGGGAGACGCTCGAGGAAGAAACCGCCCGTTACATGAAAAATCTATTCCCAAAGAAGGAGGCTAAACGTGAACAGGGTTGATCAAGAGGCGTTTGTCAAAATCGCGCTCGACGTTGTGCGCCGGATGGATGATAAGGGCAAACCCGAGCTAATCGAGGACCTCAAAAACGAAATCCTCAATCATGTTGCCTGCCCATCAAAATCGGTCTGGGAAGATGCCTGTTCCATTATCCGCCGGACCTGGAAGTTTAACCGGGTCCCGAACCTGGCCCACTTCCTTGATGCCCTTGACGGTGCCATGCGGGGGCAATCGCGCGAAAGCTTCTCATCCGTCAACGTGTCATGCGGGATTTGTCTTGGAGTTGGGGTCCTCTTCGTGACCGACGATCTCGGTTACCGTGGGATTGTAGACTGCACGTGCGAGAACCGCGTCGGCCGGGGGGATCCTCGATCCATCAACCATCAGCCGGACAGGCCGACCTACCTCGACATCCCTGAGCCGGCTGCAGCCCTGAACGTTCGGGGCAGAAGCGCCATGGATCGTGCTGTGGAGCCCAGGTACACCTTCGGGCTCGAGGAGAAACGGGCGGCATTGGCCAAAACCGTGAAAATCATAGCCCGCAATACCATCAAGCGGAAAGACCGACGCCATCACATCGCGGTTGCCATGCCGGCCGCCGTGGCAGACCTCCAGGCGGTCGAGGAGGAAGAATGCCCGTTTTAGGAAACTCAGAGAGGAGATGAAATTATGACAATCTGGAAAGATGGTTGCGGCGATGACGTAGAAATCCCAAATAACTACGTCCGGTTTTTCGAAGAGTATGAGGCGCTATGCCAGAAACACGGCCTGATGGTCTTGTCGAACGGGGAGCCTGTTGTAATCTGTGAATATCACGACCCCGAAAAAGGCAACCCATGGGCCATAAAGACGTCCACGGCGAACGAAATAACGAGGCTTAATGTTTTAAAGTTGCGCTCTAAGGCCCTTGAAATTGACAGGCCATAGAAAAGACACCACTCGGGCAATCGAAATCGCGTGGCGGGCCATTTCCGGCCGCCTCGTGGTTGCAAATGGGGCTCGGGATGGGCCAAGATTGGACTTTGCAAAATATAAAGGCCCCGGTTGGGGGCTCGGGGGCAGAAACAAGAGATCAAACCCTATTAAAAGAGTGTATTTAGAGCGTATCGGACCGCGTAAAATTCCCCGCTCTTGATTTGCTTAAGGTGAGACACAATGGAAAAGGAGGATTAATATGTCAGTGATTGGACGGACGTTGAGGAAGCTGTTTCCGAGGAAGGGCGGGCCGAAGGCCCCACTCGCCATCGCCTACGGTGAGAAATATCTCGGCGAGACGTTTATGCCGACCATCCGAGAGCTCGGCGGGCATGGGTCGAAAATATCGCTCTCGTGGTCGAGCCTTGAGCCGGTCGGCCGAAAGACGCTGCCGGACCCTTTCGATTGGCATCTACTCGACCGCTTCCTAGAACAGATTGCCCCCGGCGATGTTGCCCTTGTCAACCTGTTTACCGACCATCCCATTTACACGAGCGCAAAAAGAGCTAAGGGGTCGCTCGTGCACGTCAACTATCGGGATAAGTTCACGGCGATGGTCAGAGCGGTTGTGGATCGATGTAACGGCCGCGTGACCTTCCTGCAGTGCAATACGGAGCCGGCTTCATCTGCGATCCATTGGCCGTCCGATAGGGCTGATGAATATTGCGATCTCTATTCGCTTCTCTACTCGGCCGCTAAGGATGTAAATCCCGATGTCAAGATCGTCGGCGTCAACTGTGCCGGGCATTTCTCCAAGGGAACTCCGGCCTATGCCAAGTTTTTCAAGACGGTTATCGAGCATTCCCCGTTCGACTATTGCGATTGTCGGGGATACCAAAACAAGTATGAGCTGCCGATAAAATTCCAGTGGTTCCGGGCGGAGTTAGAGAGTTGCGGAAAATCAGACGTCCCGATGATCTGCACCGAGTACGGCGGCCCGGACCCTCGAGAACACCCCCTGTTTTCGAAATACCGGGCGCAATATCCGAATAGCCTTCGGAGCGTTCCCGATACCCTGAAGATGTTCATGTCCAAGGACCCGAGCCTAATTGCCCTCCATGAATCCGTCCACCTTCGCGACGTTTTTCAGCGGACCGTCATCCTTCTGTCTGATCTATGCAAGGCTGAATATGTTTTCTACTGGAACCTCGTTTCCGGCGGCCACCATCCCATCTTCGGCCGCATGCGCCTGTGCGAGTGGTCTGCCGGCCCGGTTGGCATCCGAAAACTATATCCCCTCTATCAAGCTCAAAGCTACGCGGCGATGGCGGTGAAACTTGCCGGCATGGAAAAGATCGAGATGGCTAAGGGCGCATCTCTTGGCAGGATCTACTATCACGACGGGACCGCTCTTGAGTTCGAGTGGGATCCGAACGACGATTTCAAGGATACAGGATATATCAAATATACCAAAGTGCAGGATGCCACTATATGACCGCCGCGCTAGCCCCACTAAAGAACCTTCGGAATATCCACGTTGGCCTGCCCGCGTTCGTGTTCGGCAATGGCTATTCTAAAAAGTTCTTCGACGTTGAGAAGATCCTGCAGGCCGGCGGAATCACCTTCGCTTGCAATCTCGCCACTCAATATCATGCCGCCCACTACCTGGTCGGGCGGGACGATGCCGACCCTCGAGGCCCGGTCCTTGAGCGCATGTTCCAGATATTCCACGGCCCTATCATCACAAAGGACAAGCGCCTAACCGTCCCCCAGACACACGCCATGCAGGCGCACAAGGGGCCGATCTACGGATACAAGTATGTTCCCCGCAGGGACGCCACCACCAACCGCTTCATCGTCACCCCAGACAAAGCCTCGTGCGATCTGGCCCACGGATCGTCCGGCTTCCTGGCTGCCCAGATTGCCTATCTCATGGGCTGCCGCCCCATCGTTCTAGTTGGTTGCGATTGCCAATACATCGAGGGGGCCGACTCCGGCAACGCTCATCACAAGGACGTTTTCGATGATTTCTACAGGGATCGATTCCGCGATTGGATTCTCCAGTTCAACGGCCTGGCGGAGTGGCTGCGCGGGAAGGGGGTCAATATGTTTCAAATGGGATACCACTCCGCGATTAGCGTTCCTGTCTATCCCTGGTCGAATCGGTTTGAAAAAGAGGAGGGTGTGTGATGTTATCAACCACGTTTGCACTATTACACAAAGCCGGGGCTTGCACCGGCCGCTATCGGTATCTCGCCGAGGCGCTCGGCGGCATCAAGAAGTACGGCCGGGATAAACCGATTCCGCTGGCGGTACTCCTCAAACACAACGGCATCGCTGACGCGCTGTGGTCGCTGAGAGCGGTGCCGGAGGACCAGGCGGCTACGCGCGACAAGCTGGCTCGACTCTTTGCCTGCGACTGCGCGGCGCATGTTCTCAAGTTTTTTGGGAAGGCTTTTCCAGGCGACAAGCGGCCGCGCGAGGCCATCGAAGTTGCCCGGCGGTACGCGCGCGGCAAGGCCACCGAAGAGGAATTGGCCGCCGCCTGGGATGCCGCCTGGGCTGCCGCCTGGGCTGCCGCCAGGGCTGCCGCCGGGGATGCCGCCAGGGCTGCCGCCTGGGATGCCGCCTGGGCTGCCGCCTGGGCTGCCGCCAGGGATGCCGCCTGGGCTGCCGCCAGGGATGCCGCCTGGGCTGCCGCCAGGGATGCCGCCGGGGATGCCGCCGGGGATGCCGAGCGCAGGTGGCAGGTGAAGACATTCAAGAAGAGGCTGGAGGCCCGCCATAGGGCCGGGAAGGAATGAGCAATGAAACGCGAAATATGGACGGTCTGGACGGGCGATAAATATTCCAAGCGTGACTTTGCCATGTTCTGCTATTCCCTCGAGCCGTATCACGTTGACATCAACGTGCTGACCGACAATATCAGTCCGCCAACCAAGGAATTTCCCCGCGTTAGTTTCTATCCGACCGGCCCGCTGCTATATCACCCTTGCGCCATTAGAGAGGCCCGAACCCCAGGCAAGAAAAAACTCGAGGGCTGGTGGAACAAGCTGCTTTTCTTCTCACCCTACGGAAAAGACCTCCTGCCGGACGATATCCTCTTCGTCGATATTGATACCCTGTTCATCAATGACCCGTCGCCTATATTCGAGCTGATCGACATCCGCAGGCGGCCGATGATATTCCTGCAGGCGTCCCACTCTTGGGGCAAGAACGAAAAGCGGATTGCAACTGGCCTGTTTTATATCAACCGCCGATCCGAATATGCCGCAAGAATATGGTCTAGCTTTGAGATATGCCGTCGGAACCCCATTCACCACGGCGATCAAGAATTCATCGAGGCTGTATTTTCTCGTCACTTCGAGGAAAGCGAACGAGATCGCCACATCGACTACTGGCCCAAGTCATTCCATGTAATCTATAAAGTCATATTCGAATATTCAGAGATGCACAAAAAGAAGAAACTCCGGCTGTTCGGAAATGACAAAATAGACCCTGACTCGTTCGTCGTGTATCACTTCAACGGGCAACCATCAGCAACCCAGGTCGTAGAATTAAGGCTGCCAGGTTATGAGCGCTTCGCAAAGTTTATTAAGTACGTCAATCGGTATCATTGAGTACAACACGCCAGGCCTAACGTCTCTTGCCATCGTGTCGGCGGCCGCATGCGCGGATGCGCCTAACGAGATAATCTTGATCGTCAACAGTGATGACTCCCTTTCTAAAATCCCGGCGGGCATTATCAAAGAGCACGTTGACACTCTGATCATTAACGAAACTAACCTGGGCTTCACGGCCGGGGCAAACCAGATCATCCAGGAGGCGGGGGAGAACGACGTTGTCCTGCTCAATAGCGATACCCTGTGCGCGACGGGCTGGCTGAAAGAGTTGCGCCGCGCTGCCTATGCCCCCTCGAAAAACAAGAAGGTTGGCCTGGCCTGCCCGCAGTTGAAATACAAAAACGGCCGGCTCAAACATCGTAACTGCGCCCTCGAGCATTTTGCAAAGAATAGGTGTCTTGACCATCTCGAGGAGATGGAGCTAGGCGGGCTGATGTATTTCAGGGAGTGGTTTCCGTTCTGTTGCGCCTATATCAAACGCGACCTAATCAACGAAATGGGATTGCTCAACGAAGGTAACTTCCACCTATTGTCAGACGTAGAATATTGCAAGCGCGCTGCCGCCCGTGGATGGGTGTTCGTTCACACTCATAGATCCGAGATCCATCATCTAGTGGGCGCAAGCGGCAACAGGACAGAAGCTAAGTGGTCAAAGGGGGATCTTGAAAATGCCGATATTAAAGAAACTTAAAACCGTCGGGCACGTTCGGTCTGGAAACTTCTGGCTCGGCGACTGCCTCGAGACAAACTTCTATCGCGGGAAGATGGACGTCTCTCGCGACCAGTGCGACCCGGACGCAAACGGAATCTATCGCAAGTTCAGATTGGCGCACTATGGCCTTTTCGGCGGGCACCCGGCAACGCCCAGAGCAAGGCGTGACGGGCAGATATATATTTACAGGGATGGCCGGGACGTTCTCGTTTCCATGTATCGCTCTCCGATGTTTCATCTTGTGGGCGTTCCTGCCAGGCGTCCCGGCGAACAGCTAGGGCCCATTGCCCGGCCGGCAACGTTCGGGAGATACATCCGCGATTGGATTAATTGGGAAGCGGCACCGCGGGCCAGGATAGACAAGCCGTATCAAACGCCGGTCGAACACTGGTACAAGTCCGTCTCCGCCTGGCTTGCCGCAAAGCCGGTCCTGTGCATCAGGTACGAGGATTTATATTATCGTTTTGATGAAACTATGGAGGCGATAGCCGCTCATCACGACCTGCCCAGGCCGGAGAGGTGGAAGCGGCCCGAGAAGCCAAGCGGCCGCTGGCACTGGCAGTCCCGCCCTGGCGAGTGGCGAACCCATTTTACGGAAGAGGACCTCGAGTATTTCTACTCCATCGTGCCGAAAGATTTCGAGGGGCTTTATCGTGGTGAGTGAAACCGCCAGCTCCTATCCCATCTTCGGTGTCATCATATCAACCTACCATCGGCCGGCCTCTCTCTACTGGTCGATCCGATCCGTCCTCGAGCAGACCTATTCGGACTTGCAACTCTACGTTGTCGGCGACTGTTGCACCGATGAAACAGAGGAGATGGTGCGCGAACTCCAGAGGAAGGACATGCGCGTTCACTGGAAGAATCTCGACATCAACCACGGCGGCGGGCATACCGGATGGAAAACGGGAGACAACGGGGCGACGGCTAAAAACGTCGGATTCGAGATGTCATCGGAGCCGTTCATCGCCTTCAACGACGATGATAATATCTGGCTTTCAAACCACCTCCAAGCCCACGTAAACCTGCTCGACAATCAAGATGTGCCACGGGCCGATCTTCAATATTCACGCGGGATACTTTATAACAAACACGACGTCAAGAAGGTCATCGGCGACAGCAGGCCCAGAGAGAACACCATCGATACGAGCGCCATAGTTATTTCCCGCGATATGGCTATGCGCGTGAAGGGCAAGACGCTGAAACTCTGGCGCTCTACTCGAGCGGTTGGAAGCAAGGCATATGATTGGGATCTTGTCCGTCGCGTTATCAAACTAGGCGGCATCGTTCGGCATGTCCCGCACGTAACCTATGAAGTTTACCAGGATCACCCACAAAGGTATTTCGGATCATGGCAGAAATCGGAATCATCACGCCCACATTCCACCGGCCCCACTCCCTGAGAGTGGCAATCGAGTCTGTATTGCGCCAGACGTTTACAGACTGGAAACTCTATATCATCGGCGATCACTGCACCGATGAAACGGAGGCGGTTGTAGCCGAATATCGAGATGAGCATGACGGAAAGATAGTATGGTGCAACCTGCCTGAAAACCATTCCGGTGAGAAGGGAATCCGAGGCGTTGCCCCACGAAACCATGGATTCGATATTTCAGAAGAGCCGATTATTGCCTACCTCGACGATGACGACCTCTGGCTTCCTGACCATCTCCGCTTTTTGCGCGAGCCCATAACCGACAAGGGGGCGGATTTCTCTTATAGCCGGGGCATCTTCATTTCGTTGCGAGACCTTGAGGTACGCGTCGTGGGCAAGGAAAGCCCGGTGCGGCTACACATCGGGACGAACGCTCTCATGCACACCCGGCGCATTGCCAACCGGTCCGTTAAAGAGACGTCGCGTGAATCCCTCTGGCGATGTGTTCTCTGCCATGATTGGGACGTCATCGACGGATTCATGCAAGTGGCTGCAAAGTGGCGCTACGTCCCGCAGATCACATATGCTGCCTATTGGGGATTTCCGCAGGAGTTCTATCAAGCGCAATTCACCGGAACGGCGGGCTCATTCGAGTACAGTGGCAATCCCGGCGGGCCTAAAAGGAAATAAAAGACATGGATCGTAAAAACCTTGTTCCCCACTTCAAAGGCTATGCAAAGTGCGCGACATGTAGTTATATCTGGATTGCAATGGTTCCGAAAACGTGCAGAGCTCTTTACCTCCAGTGCCCGAAGTGTACCAACATGCGCGGCCGGTTTATCGGCCCCATTGAGGAGACGCTAGCATGACGGTCAGATATTGGCAGAACCTGTCCTATGGGAATGAGGATTACGAAATCTACGATATCTTTCATCCTTGCACTGAGGGCACGCTGCCGCTGCTCATCTTCTTGCACGGGGGCTCTTACGTTGACGGCTGGAAAGATGATCCTAATATTCTTCAGCTCTGCAATTGGTTTGCATTACACGGCGTTGTAGTCGCCAACATGGAGTATTATACGCTCGGGCACTATCCGGCCGATTGGGCGGAGCGATGGTCCTACCTAGACGACGTCCACCTCGAGGCCCGAAAAATATGGCGGTCATTTATCCGCTTCGCCGGGGCCGCTAGGGTAGACCCGGAGCGCATCTTCGTCGGCGGCTGCTCGGGCGGGGCGATGATCTCGCTACACTCCTGCTATTCCGACATTGCCGATCCTGGCGGTTATCAGTCCTGCCTCCTCAAGCCGCAGATTGCCGGCATGATCGATTTGTGGGGGATCCTATCTGCCAGCGACCACTACATAATTAGCGACGAAGGAATCAATTTCTTCCGGCCTAAAGACCCGCCCGTTTGCATCGTCCACGGGACGGCGGACGCTAGTATCCCCTATGCCGGCGCGGTCGAGATCAACCGCCAGGCCCAGGCCGCCGGGGTTTACTCGGAGCTGCACCCGCTCGAGGGGGCAATACATGGCCCTTTCGGGCTGAAGGACACTTGGGGACCGTATGTAGTTGACTTCATGGAAAAGGTTGCGCCAGCAAGATAAGGAGGCTGCTATGAAGGCTGTCCATCTATTGATCTTTTTTGCTCTCTCTCTCTCTGGGCTCGTGGCCGCCGACTACGACCTGATTTCAAACCTGGACGCTGCCTATACCGTCGAGGCTGACCATGCAAGCGTGACGCTCACCTGGACGGTCAAGCACACCATGCCCAACTTCCAGCGCGTCCTCGTGTTCAGGGGGAGCGAGCGCGTGGCCGTCCTCGAGAAAGACGCGGAGACATGGTCGACTTCCGAAATGTCCTTTGGTGCGGTTCAATACTCCGTTGTTTGGACATGGCGTCAGGGCGTTTACGATTATCAGACTGGCGTCCTGAACCTTGGGAAGCTGTCATGGGATGCGCCGGCGGATCCGGTCGATGGCTACTTCATCTACGCGAGCGAGATAGAGGAGGCGCTGACCGGGGCGGTCGCGCCGCCCGAGTGGCAATATGAGGTCGCTAGCGGCGGGGCCGGGCTCGTAACGCTCAAGACCCTCTTCGACGCCGGGGCAATCAAGAAGGGCGTGGTTTACTACTACGCGGCCGCCTCGTGGTCGTGGCTGCTCGACGGGGACGGCAACCAGGTGTTTGACGAGAACGGAGAGCCAATCCGGCTTGTGAGCGTAACGACGGGGCATGCTCTCGGGAGCTGTCCGGCGGCAACTTTCGCGGATGTGACGTGGTCGATCCCTGTCATGCCGGGGGTTGACGTTCAGCCTGTTTTGATTTGGTGAGGCAACATGGTCAAGGCAAAGCTATCGTGGAAAACGGAACGGCGGGCACTGTGCGATCTGACGCCAATGCCGAAGAATCCCCGCACCCTGTCTGATAAGCAGCGGGCCGACCTGCAGAAGTCTATCGAGAAGTTTGACCTCGTGGAGCCGCCGGTCATCAATACGAACGGGACGCTCATTGCCGGGCACCAGCGGATTAAGGTCCTGGCACACCTGCATCGGCCGAACTACAAGATTGATGTGCGCGTGCCGTCTCGAAAGCTGACGGCCGCAGAGGTGCGCGAATACAACATCAGGTCGAACAGGAACACCGGTGATTGGGATTGGGAGCTATTGGCGAGTGACTGCGATTTTGATGATTTAATAGAATATGGATTTGAGGAGTGGCAACTTCAGGCAAAGGATAGGCCGGAGAATGATCCTGAAAAAGAGTGGGACGGGATGCCAGAGTTTGACCAGAAGGATCTAACAAGCTGGAAACAATTAACAGTACACTTCGCTAAGAAAAGCGACTTGGAAGCATTCTCGAAACTTATTGAACAACCACTTACAGAAGATACGCGGTCGATATGGTTTCCGCCGGCAGAAATTGTCCGCGTTGCCCATAAGGTATACGTTGAGGCGGCCGAGGGGGATAAATGAATCCGAGGTTCCCCGTTTTTATTCCAACGAAAGGCCGGCATGAGTCACGGTTAACAATAAAGCTATTCGACCGGCTTAATATTCCCTATACGGTCTTTATCGAAGAGCAAGAATATGATCAATACGCAAAACACGTTGACAAAAAACGAATAATTATTCTCCCTCATCGTGACAAGGGATTGTCGGTAACTCGAAACGCAATCTGGGATCATGCCGCCAAGCTAGGCTACGAGTGGTTCTGGACGTTCGATGATAATATTACAGGGCTTTATCGGCTCACTAAGAACCAGAAAGTGCCTTGTGGTGACGGAACCCCCCTTGCCGTGGTCGAAGACTTTACGCTGCGATATAAAAATATAGCCATCGCTGGAATGCATTATTATATGTTTGCTCCGCGAAAGATAAAAATACCACCTGTATATTTTAATACCCGCGTATATTCAAATATGCTGATTCGTACCTTTGCGAAAGACAAATCTGGACAACCTTTTAGGAATATCCTTTTCTTTAACGATGACACGGATTTATGTATTAGGGTATTAAAAAGCGGCTGGTGCACAGTTCTTTTTAATGCATTCCTTATCAGGAAATTAACAACGATGAAGGTTAAAGGCGGGATGACAAACTACTATAAAGAGACAAACAACCGCCGGGAGTTTGCAGAAGAATTAGTGAGGGCACACCCTGATATAGTTAAGCTAACAAAAAAATGGGGCCGCTATCAACACCAGGTTGACTATCGGCCATTTAAAAGGAATAAGCTACAACTAAAAAACGATGCGGAGTTAAAGAGCGGAATTAATAATTATGGGATGGTATTAAAGGTTAATAAGAGGGCCAAACTATCGAAGAGGTAGGCAGATGACAAAACGCATCACGATCACATGGGAAATGCTCTATAGGAATTGCGCTCACAGGAAGTGGTCGTATGGTATGGATTCGTATAGGTGTTACAAGGAAGCGCGATGGACTGGTCCTATTATAAAGCGCCCGTTGTGCGCAAGGTGGTCGAATTGCCCGATTGTGAAAGACGGGATAAAACATGGTCAAGACGAAGGATCTACCAAAGAAGCGCGGCCGGCCTCGGAAACCCTTCAAGAAAACCAAGGACGACGGGACTGAGCGCCGCTTCTCGCTCAAGCTGACTGCCCGCCGGCGCAGGATTGCCGACATGATCGCACTCGGGCACTACAGTGAAAACGAGATCGTCAACATTATTACCGAGGCCGAGAACCTCAAGCCGGGGACCATCCGAAAAAACGTCTGCCAAGTCTGGGAAGAACTGCGAGCCTCGATCCCAGAGATAAACATTGAGGACGTTCGGCAACGGGCCATTGTTTCTAGAATCTATCTACTCCGGCGCATGCTCAGCCGCAAGGACTTGCGCGGGGCACTGATGGTCCTCGACTCTATGGCAAACCTCCAAGGACTCATGCGGCCGCTGGACGTTTCAGATCGAGACTACGACATCACAATGACGCTCAACATTCTCGGAGAGCCAGAGGACCTCAAAGACGTTAAGCTAATCCGGGCCGGGGATCAAAAGCTGATCGCTGACGATATTGATAATTCCTAGTAACAAGATCCAACTTAGCATCAACGAAAAGCTCCTGCCGACTCAACTCGAGTTCGTTCGGAATTTCGCCTATGAATGCCTTGCCTATTTCGGCGGCTGGGGCTCCGGCAAATCGTTTGCGGGCGCGCCAAAAACCTGGCTGCTCGCCAACCTCAACAGGAAATGCGGCGGCATAGTTACCGCCCCTTCAATGGGCATGCTCAAGCGGACCGCCCTCCAGGCTATGCGCGGATTCCTTGGCCGGCACAAAATCCCGTACACGTTCATCCGGGGCCAGCAACCCGTCATTATTTTCCCGTGGGGCAACCGGGATTCCGAGCCGCGTGGATGGCTCTATTTCCTTTCATCCGACAACCCTGACGCCCTCAAGGGGCCGACGCTGGCTTATGGCTGGATGGATGAGGCGGGCTCTACGAAGAGTGACGAGGCGTGGATGATCATGCTTTCTCGCATGCGAGACAAAAATGCCCGCTGCATCCAGTCCATTATCACCACGACAGCAGAAACTCCCTGGCTGAAAGACCGCTTCCACGATTCCGGCGATAAAAACTATGCCTATTACCGGGCATCGTCAAAGGAGAACGTCTACAACCGCGTCGGCTACGTGGATTCCCTGCTATCAAACATCCCGGCCAATATGCGGGACGTGTTCCTCGAGGGGGGCTTCTTGCCGCCCGGCATGGGGCTTGTTTATGAATCCTTCGACCGCCGAAAGAACGTCACGCGGAATATGGAGTGGCGGCCAAACCTTCCGATAATCCTGTGCTTCGACTTCGGGAAGGAGCCGAACGTCTGTGTCATCGCCCAAAAATCCCCGGACGGCCGGCTCGTCTATGTCTTTGATGAGATCGTTCTGCCACTAACAACCCCCGCGCTGTGCAAGAAAATCCTTTCGAAATATGGGGCTCACTCCGCCGGCTGGCATGTCTACGGGGACCCTGCCGGCCAATATGGTGACGCCAAGAATAACGACTCCCACTATGATATTATTAAATATCACCTCGAGGTAATGGCCGCCCGGAAAAAGGTTTACTATCGGTATCGGCGATCAGATCCGGGTTACGACGCTCGGGCGCACTGCACAAATTTCATGCTCGAGACGGCCAAGGGGGAACACCGCCTTTTAATTCATCCGCGCTGCTATCACGTGATTTACGATTTAGAACACTTGGCATGGAGTAGCAAGGGGGATATAGATAAGACCCAGATAAATCGAGCGTGGGGCTGGACGCTCTCTCACGCGAGCGATGGTCTGGCCTACTTCCTCGAGTATGATTTCCCGATTATACGGCCGACTTTCACGAAGCGCTAAAAAGGGGGAGTAGGAGTTATATCATGCCAATAGCACCAGGCGTAAACGCGAGCCAACCAGGGACGCCATCCGCACCCGGCGCTGGTGCAATTCCCCGGGGCGGAGCCGGCCCGGATCCAGGCGCGCCGCCTAGCCCTTTCGTGGGCGGAGGCTCGATTCCAGTGGGGGACCTTCCGGCGGCCGACAAGGCCCGCGTCATTCGAGCCATCAATGCCGCTGAACAGTGGCAGACGACCGACGAATACTTTCAAATTCTCAAAAACTACGACTATTTTGAGGGCGGTGAAAAGGTCGAAAAGCAGTTGCGTGGCGGTTATAGCCGCTTCGACCTGTCATCCGTCAGGAGCAGCAAGGACTCCAAGCGCTCGCCGAAAACGTCTCAGGAGCAATGGCGAGCCCCGGCCCAGAAAACAGACGAGCCGTGGTCCGACTTCCAAACCCGCCGGCTCGAGTACGTGAATTTTACGAAGGTCATGGCGCTCGAGCGTGGGTCCCTGCTTTACCGACATCAACCCGTCCGGACGTTCGAAGGGCCGGGAGCCGAACAAGTCGAGACGGTCATCAACCACCCGCTGAACAACAAAAAGACGCTGTTCAAAAGCATGAACGTGAACACCATCCTGGGCGGAACGATTGCGATCATCCCGTGGTGGAAGCCATCCCTAAAAACAATTATCCTCAAGGCTTATGACCGGCGGTTCTTTAATTGTGTCTATTCCGTCGAGGGCGACATGGACACGTTCACCCATTTCGGGACAGTCGAGGACCCGGCGCAAAACAACAAGACAGTTACATATTATCAGATATGGACTCAGGAGAAGGTATTCACGGTTACGGACGACATGAAGGTTACTCGCCAGGAGCAGCATTTTTGCGGGGACCGGATTCCCGTTTGTCTCTGGAAAGAACCGACTTACGACCTTTCGAAACACTACGGATCCGTCACGGCATCGGACTTCGTCCTGAATAACGAGGCGGTCAACATCAAGCTGTCCGATATCCTGCGGATTGCCGACTACCAATCATTCTCGATCCTGTTCACGATCAACGTCGATGCCCCCGGTTATATCGGCCCCGGGGCGCACCTTGACGCCAAAAACATCAAAGAGGGCGAGCCGTGCCATGCCGAGTTTCTCTCTCCCGAAGCCCCCCTGGACAAGCTGCAGAACATCCTGACGATGCAAATGGAGCAGATGCATAAGGCCGGGCGGATCCCTGCCGGCGTCGTGTTTCCTGATAATTCGGCAACTTCAGGGATCCACCTGGTCATCCAGTGGTTTCCGATCCAGAAACTGTTCGAGGAATTAAAGCCGGTCTATGAGGAAAACGAAAACCTCCTGGCAAAGACGATTTCCCTTGTCCAGGCGAGATGGGCGAATAGAGATCCGACGCGGCCAATTCCAGAAGTGGATCTCTATCCCAACTTCGATGACGAATCGGTTATGCCCAGGGACGATGAAGCCAAGCGGACAAGTGACGAGTGGGAGCTGCAGCAAGGCATAATTACGCCGATTGATATCATGATGCAAAAGGACCCGGACCTTGAGCGGGAAGAGGCGAAACGGAAGTTCAAGGACAATGTGAAGGAAAACCAGGAGATCGGCTACGTCCCCGGCGGGCCTACGGGCAATTTCCAGAACAAGGAATCGCTAGAAGGTGTGCTAGGCCAGTTTGATAAGGACGACGAAGGCTTTACCGGAGAGGCGTGATATTATCGAACAGTTGAACCGCCACAAGTTGTTGACAGGCCCGCCCCTAAGTGTTCGGCGTTCGGCGAACGTCGAACGATCGAACACTGAACACTGCTTTTGTACCGGGGAATTTCTCGCGGTGGGTTTGGTGGGTTTGGTGGGTATTGAGGTGGGCTTGGTGGGTTTGGTGGGTTTAAATGCCTGAGCGATATATCAGGGCGGTTGCCGATCATTATCGCATCAACCAGGAGCGATCTCGAGCACGGGACTTCTCGAGGGCCGCCCGTCGCCTACGGGCGATGATCAAGAAATACAACCCTGACACGGACCCTTCCCTGCTCGATCCAGTCGAGGGCGCTCCCATGATAACCAGGCTAGAAAATATCTGGGCTCAGGCCGGGGCGCTTATCCTGCAGGACGAAATCATTAATTTATTTTTTGCCGACCTTCCCGAGATTGACCGCCAGGAGCGCGAGTCGCTTTCGCTGGTCAAGGAGATCGGCCCGGAAGGCGTTGACAAAATTCCGCCAATCACAATCGGCCAGATCGAGAGGGCTATCGGGGAGGTTAATCGCAATGCCGAAGCGGCCCCTTGATATCGATAAACTCTTTAAACTCAACGCTGCAGGGGCGCTATCGCTTGAACAGAAAATCTCCCTCCTGCAGCATTACGGGATTAAAGTTTCCCGCCGGGACCTAGCGAGATCCCTGCTCGACATCATTGGAGAGAGCGCCGCAAGCATAAAGCAGCATGGATGGATCGACGTCATCGAGAACGCGACGGGCGATCAAATGGAAAAGGCGGCGGCTAAAATAATTGACAGACAATTAAAAATCGCAGAGAGTCTTTTTCGAGTGCATCGCACCGAAGAAATTGTTCAAGCCGATTTAATGTCTGAACTCGGCACAGAAAAAGGAAAGACCAGTGCGAGAAACCTGAAGTACAAATGGAAGGCCCTTTTCGGTCCTAGCAACCCGAACGGGCCATGCGAGGATTGTGAGGCGCGCCACAAAATGAAAGCAATGAAGATGGACAGGTGGCGGGCTTATGGCCTTCCGAGAACGGGCGCGACGCGGTGCCGCCAGTATTGCCATTGCAGACTTGTCCCGGTGATCGGCGGCAAGGAAACTGATCTGATCATTTAAAGGAGGATATTTACGTGGGCGACGAACCTGGAGACAAAACAAAGGTGCAGGACCCTACGGGCAAAACGTCAGACGCGGACGGCAAAAACGCGGACAAAGGGGGGAAGCCTGACGAGGCTTCGAAAAAATATACGGCCGACCAAGTTCAGGATTCATTCGATGCGGGAAAATCAAAAGGCGTTGAAACCGGCAAAACAGTAGCCCAAGCTGAACTCCTCAAAGAGCTCGGCATTGAGAATCTCGACGATGCAAAGAGCGCGCTTGCGGAAGGCAAGAAGGCTCAGGACGCTCTCGACGAAACAAAGACTGCGTCAATCAAAGCACTGAACGACGCGAAGGTTGAATTCGACGAGAAGGTCGGCGAGATTAGAAAAGCCCAGGCGGACTATGTCGCCAAAATCGAACCTGTTTTCAAGAAAGCAGAAGAGAAAGAAAAAAAAGAAGAACAGGAAGGGCTTTTTAAGGCGCTCAAGGTTCCCGAAGACAACTATACCTTGCTGCGGGGCATGCTGAAGCTAGAGCCGAAAACGAACGATGAAGAATCGGACAGGGACCACATCGAGCGAGTTCTGCAACTGCAGCCTCGTCTGACTATTGCAGAGGCTAAGCCCCAGGAGGACGTTTCCGAGATCGCCGGCGGCGGTCCTGCACATAAAGACAATTTTCTTGATGGACTTGGAAAGGCCCAAAAGAAACTTGGTCACGTTTTGCCCGGGGAGAAAGCCTAGCACCAAAACAGTCGAGGCATGATTAACCCCCGACCCTGAAAGGGTGGATTATCATGGCTCAGCAGGTTACGGGCACCCGCCCCATATCCGTTACAAACTTCCTCACGACCGAACGACTCAACACGGACCGCAGGCTTTTCATGGCCGCGGCCTATTCCTATCCCTTCCTGGCCTACATGCTGACGCAGGGCGTCATCCCAGCCCCGGACTATCACATCAAGACCCACTTCAAAGACAAGCTGCCGCAGCATACCACGGTCAACCACTCAGCCGGCTACTCTACGACCGACCCGATTAGCGTGGTCGTTACGGATGCCTCAATCTTCAGGATCAACGACCTGGTCCTGAACTTTACCAGCAAAGAGCGGTATCGAGTCACGGCCGTGACGATCAGCACGAACACCGTGCAGCTTGCCAGGGCGCTCGGAACGACCGTTGCCGCAAACCTGGTGGACGGTGATTACCTGATCCGCCTCAACCCCGGTTCCAGGCACGGTGAAGGTGTCGGTGACGTGGCCACCACGGCCCCGGTCCTGTCCAACCATTACGTGCAGGAATTCCAGAAGCTCGTCAGGTTCAACAAGGAAAATAGGAACGTGCAAACTATCGTCGGCGGTGACCGCAAGATGATCGAGCGGGCAGTCCAGCTCAACGAGCTCTGGCTCGACGTTGACAAGGCGTTGATGCTCAACGAGGGCGCTGTCCATGTCAGTGGCAAGGGGACCGGCTCAACCGGCTCGGCTGCCGGGCTCGACACATCAACCGATCATCCCCTTTACATCTCCAACGGTATCAAGGGATTGGCTAGTACCTACGTTTTTGACAACCACGCATCGAGTGGCGCTCGTGCGACTATCACGGAGTCCGCCTTCGATGACATGCTCGTGGCCTACGTACATCCCGAAGCACAGGGACAGCTCCTGCCTCTGTTCTGCTCTCAGGCGTTCTTCTCGGCTCTGACCTTCTGGGGCCGGGCAAAACTGCAATACGGTCCCTCTGACCTGGTGCATGGTATTTCCGTCAACAAATACCAGGGATCGGCCGGACCGGTCGAGCTATTCCTCGAGCCGAACCTCAAGGATTACGCAACGTCGGTCGGCTGGAATGGCTGCGCGTTCTCCGTCGTGCCTGGCCAGGTGTTCGCGATGACGGTTCCCGGTGAGACGATCGAACTCGAGCCGGACATCGTCAAGGACGGAACTCGCCAGGACGTTGACCGTTGGGTTGGGGGCTATGGCCTTTTCGCAACCCACGAGAAATATATGTGCTGGATCTCCGGCATTTCGGGCGGCGTCTAAAACCAACTTCTAACCAAAAAGGAGGCCTAGAACATGGCTGAACAAAAGAAGACTATTCGGAGAGGTCGGCCCCCAAAGTCTGAAACTCACACATCGCCAACAAAGAAACAGTCGGAGATGAAGACGGCGGGGCCGATGACCGACGCCGAAAGGCTGACCGATCTTGTCAAGCGATTGCCAAGGGTCATTACTTTCGTGTCTCTCAAGTCGGGATATTCTTTCCCAGACCCACGGTACAAGGCGCCCTTGGAGCCGTGGATGGCGGCCCGCTCTAGGCCTCCGACCATCAAATTCATGAACCATTTCCTGCGAGTAGACAGGTCGCTCGAGCCGGGATTGGCGGAAGGCATTCTAGCGCGTATCGGCGGCTGGATTGCGAGAGGTGAAGCCCCGGAGATCAGAGTCGCTAACGATGGCGTCGAACCGTCCGACTACATGCAGCAAGCCGCTGTACGCGGGCCGATGTCAACGGTCAACCTCAAGCAGACAAGAGTGCCACAAGACGAATTCGCACAGGCCGGCATCCCCGAGCCTACCGGCGGGCCGGAGCCGGCGGCGGTCGAGGCCGAGCAGGTCCCGCCGGTCATAGAAGATGATTTCGCCCCGGCTCCAACGGGCGTGACGTAGCACCATCCTCGTGCTGGAAAGGATTTGCAGATGTCTCAGGGACTAGCGCGGCCTGTCTTGTGGGCGCTGCCTGGCGGGGCCGCTCCGTATGTCCGCAGCACGTGGACGAACGTTGCCGACTTGGGCGGAGTCCAGTTTTATCGGGCAACGTCGCGTAATGCGGCCGATTCCGCCTGGACGCTGGCCTACACGAAAACAAAGCCAGAGGTTACGACCTATCCTTTCGTGACCTTCGACGATGACACAAAGCTGCAGTCTGAAACGTGGTATTACCGGGCCGCTCAGGTTGCCCCGGCTGCAATCTATTGTTCCGCGTGGTCGAACGTGATTCGGAACGACGTCCCGACATTCCTCTTTGACCTTCGGGACAAGGAGGGATTTTTACGCGGGATTGACTTCGAAGAGGATTCCGAGGCTGCCCAGGAGGGCGTCTCGTGGTTCGAGGCTATGGCAATTATGTGGCGCTGTCACGAACAGATCATAGAAATGCTGCGCGATTGGCTGTCGGCCGCCGACGTCATCGAGGTATTCAAGTTCCCGCCGGCGGACCTGGCGGCCTATGCCAAGGCCAAGGTATCGCGAGAAATCTTGCGAGAGGCATCGCTGACGGCGGACATTCAGAAAGAAACGATGGAGCGGGCAACCTACGAAATGAGGGACTCGCTCTCGGCGATGAAGCGGGATAGCATGCTGATTTTATCGAACGGGGAAGAGTACGTTATTTCCCCGAACGTCCTGCGGCCTGGATAGGTGTTTCACGTGAAACGGGAGACCCTACATGCCAGAACTACTTGACCTTTTATCGGGAATAGACTCCGCCGCAAAACAGACGGTTGGGTCCGGGCATGTTGATAGCCTGGCATCTAATCCTAGCGCGTTGAACTATGTCAACCCGTCCGGGCCTACTGCTGCGGGGAACACGATTTCTCCGCCGGGCTCGAGCCAGGTTGTGTATGGTCCGACTCCGTCCCTGCCGCAAGGCGGCGGATTCCCAGGCGTCGGATCAAGACAAAAGTAAGGAGATCGCTATGCCTGACATCGGCCCCGTTGCACCCCCGCGAGCGCCACAGGCGGGCAAGTATAAAACCGACCGGGATTTGCGGAGAAATCTAAAAATCATACACGGGATATTAATACTCGAACACAGGGTAAAGAAGGAAACAGAGGACGCGAAGGAGGCTAACGAACGCCTTCGCAAGCAAATGCTTTATGATGCCCGAGGATCCGGGCCGCCGGTCCCGGCACCTGACAGCGGGATTTATGGCCCTCCTTCCGGGCCGCCAGTTGGTGGCCTTCCTGGCGTGTTCTTAACATAGGGATTGGCTTTATGATCGGCCTGGATATCGATGTAAACCAGTTCTGGAAGTTCATGGACAAGGCCATGACGGAGTTCAAGCTCCAGGCAGGGGACTTTCGGCTCTTTTTCGGGTATGCCGACACGGTCATTACGGATCATGTCAAGGATCGCTTCGGCTATGAAGGCCCTGGATGGCGGCAACTAGCCGCCTCAACCCGCAAAGCCCGGGCGCGGCGGTGGGGATATTACAAGAAGGGCGGATTGACAAGGGGGGACGCTCATCCGATCGGCGTCTGGACGGGCAAAATGCGCCGTAGAGCGCTTTCGAAAGGGAAGGCGAAGCGGAAGCTATACGAGCGATCCTTTGGCCGTGAGGACGAAATCAGGACCCGCCTAGTACATTTCCACGACGGAGGAAGATATCAAGAGGCCCGTCCGATCTATCGCAAGCCGATCCTCGAGAAGCTCATCAAGAAGCACGGGGATATCTGGTATCGGGCGCTTGCTAAGGCGGTCAACAAAATGGAGAAATTCAAACCCCTGAAGGGGCTTGGGGCAATCCTCGAATGACAGTCAGTGACACAAATCCCTACTGGGTCGCGGAGCAAATCCTCTGGAACGCTCTCGAGGATACAGACAAGGCCCACGGGGCCGCCCTGGCGGAGTGGCGCGGGCAACAGTGGTCAGACGGGCACACCGGCAAGGATTTCCGCACCGGGCAGATTCCCGATGCTCCGGCAAAGAACGAAGTTCCGGCGCTCGGATTCCGAACCCTGGGAGTTCTCTTGCCCGAGGAGGGGGCCAAGTACGGGCCACACGACCGGCACTATGGGATTGCGATCCGAGGTGTTCTCTACGCCGAGTCTCAGCGTGAGGCAACCGGCGACAAACTCATAAAGACGTTTCAGTATTTAACCGAGAAAGCTATCGGGGCCGCTGTTCCTGATATCCGGGCAACCAATTCAATTTATTTGCCTGCCGGCGAGCTCGTCAATCCTATCGGCGATATCTGGTGCGCTTCGAATCTAGACTTCTGGGACTTCATCAAAGAAGGGGAGTTTCCTTGGTTCGAGTTCCCCCTCGTCGTGCTGTTAAATCTTGAGGCAATCTGGCCCCATACACATTAGGAGATCGTCATGTCAGGAGGAATCACAGGTCAAAACAGATGGCTCGTCATCGACACGCTGCCGGAGACTACTCCGGGGGCTGTCAATGCAGCCCCGGTCAAGGGATATCCCTACATGGGGGCGGGGGGCTGGGGACTTGGAGAGGGACCGCTCTTCGACCCGCAGACAGTCGAGGGCAACCGGACGTCTCAGCCGGCCGAGGGATTCGCGGGCTTCCAACCATCGGGAGATATCGAGATCGTCCCGTCTCCGTTCTCGTCTCAGGGAAACCCAACCATGAGCGCGGTCGAGCGATCGTGGATGTATTTCCTTCTCCACTGGGCAACACAGCGAACGGCAAACGTCCTAGATTCTCACACCCTTGTGTGCGCGTCCCCGCATGCGAGCGCCGTCCACGGCCGCCGGGTGACGGGCTGCAAGCCTAACAATATGCGCCTCGGATGGGACGAGGGAAACCGACTGGCTAACGTAACGCTAGGCCTGACTGGAATGATTCCGTCAAAAGAGACAACCTGGGCCGGCGTCACGCCTACATTCCCGCTTCATCTGGCGTGGAATTTCACACTCATGGCGATGCAAGTCGGAGCCAATGCGGCCGACGTTGTAACGTCCGAGGTTTCTGTCCGTGGCTTCAACATGGAGCTAAACAACGGAATCTCCCACGGCCCCCTGACATACTACTATGACGATGCAGGAGTGAAGATCGAAGGCCCGGCATCCGTTGACGAGGGGACGCACAAGGTCACGGGGTCATTCACGATCAAGAAGATGGATGCCGACTGGCTCGACCGCTTTTACGGGCAGACGGAATGTTCCATTCGCCTGCTCGGATTCCATCCAGGCTCGGCCGTCACGCTGTCCACCACCGGCTCGTTTATAACTAGCTCCGGGGACGCCACAATTAACGTTGCGGATCCTTCTGACTTTGAGGCCGGCGATGTTGTTTATCTCGAGGACTCGACGGCGGCCGATCGGGTTGATTGGATCCGAGAGGCTCTCTATGTCACGGCCGTTAATGAGTCGGCCCTTTCGATCGAGGTCGACACTGACGGGGATGACCCTATGGGAGAATCCATCGGCCGTGGGCAAACGTTTACGGTCGGAAGCCGTATCTATTCCAAGGGGATTCAGCTTTACATCCGCGATTTCGTCATCAAAAACCGCGAGGACGAAGGCGGGCCGACTGACCAGATTTACGAGCGCATCGACTTTGAGGCCGAAGCCTCTTCGACCTTCGACCCGCTCGGATGGCTTGTGAGGTAAACCAATGCCCGCACCATTTCCGGCGATAGGCAACGAAATATTCTCCGCAACCCCGCTGGCCGTGGGCGCTCAGTATTCAATTCCCGTTGATATTGAGCACCTCACGGTCGTGGGGCTGCGCGTCAAGTTCACGCTCGGGTCGCTGACGAACATCGTCCTCACGGCTCAGGTGTTCGACGGCGACGATGATGCCTGGATTGACCTGTACGGAGGGGACGCGACCGCGCTCTGGACGCTCACGCTGACAGGGAACAAAGACGTCGCCCTCGTCATCGGGGACCCTTCCAACAATCCGATGAATCCGATTAAAATTCCGTTCTCGCCGATCCGAATCAAGATCGTGGCGACGGGGACGGTGACTAGCAGTTCACTTGTGTTGAGAAAAGCAGGCTCTTAAAAAGGAGGAATTCATGAAACCTATCGAGATCGCAAGCGCCCCCCCTAGGGTTGTTAAAAAGACAACCCCGGACGGTGCGCTCCATACTTTCGAAGTCGAGGAAATCCCGGCTTGGTATCTGCAAACTATCTGCGATGGCGCTCGGGAGATGCTCGACCGCGAGAAGATGCTCGTGGCGTTCAACGTCCTTTTCGGAGAGAAGTCCGAAGAGGCTGCCAAGGCGTTCACTGCGATTCAATTCGCCAAACTCTGCTCTGACCTAATCCGTCAGGAGATGGGAGACGATGACGCCAGTGACCCTTCGGATTCGTCCTCCGAACCATCGACAGGGGAGCCGATGAAGGAGGCAGAAGAGACACAAGAGAGTTTACGCTAGGCGATGCCTATCGGATCCTAGCCGCAACCTACGGATGGACGCCTGACGTTCTTTATAAATTAACGATTAAAGAGCTGCACGTTTTTCTGGCAGGCTGCAACCTGGGGTTTCTGAATGACGGCTAACATCAAGATTATTCTCGAGGGTATCGACAAGGCAAGCCCGGTTGCTAACCAGATCGAGCAGTCCTTCGAAGGCGCTCTCGAGCAGATCCACAACGACGCCTTGAACCTAGGCGATACGTTCGACCGCGTCGGCGAGGATATCGTCGATGCGATGGAGGATGCAGCCGACAAGATTGCCGACACGTTTAGCGACCTCCAGAAGAAGCTGGATAAAACCTCTGGATCCTCAAAAAGCGGGCTCGGCTCTTATGCCGGGCTGATCGCCGGCCCGGTCGGCATAATCGCATCGAGTCTTTTGAAGGGTGTTGGATTTGTTACCAACGTTGTGAGCGGCGTCGCCTCTGGCGTTGTCTCCGTTGTGGGGACTGTCCTCTCAACCCTGACCAGTGTTGTAGTCGGCGCTTTCAAGCTAGCTTTCACGGCGGCCCTGGGGGCGGTCAAGTTCGTTCTTTCTGGTATCTCGACGGTCATCCGGGGGGCGTTCTCCGGGCTCGGGGCAATCCTCGATGTCGTGGTGCTTGGCCCGTTTAAGTTGATCTTCAATAAAGTAACTGCCATTGCCGGCGGGATCGGCGTTGCGTTTGCAACGAAACTTGCGGCAACGATGCAGGATGAGCGGACGAAGATCGTCGCCCTGTTTGAGCCTGGCGAGATCACAGAAGAACTCGAGCGATACTTGCAACGCTCGGCGGAGGACATCCGGGCTTCCACGGGCGCGCCTACGCGAGCGGTCATGACGGTGATGAAAAATGCCGTCTCCGGTGGAATCAAGGAAGGACTCAAAGAATTCGGCGATCTCGTTACGATGTTTGCTGGACTCGACGATGTCGAGATGGCAGGCCAGGCCGCAAAACTATTTGCCCGGACGATGCGAACATTCAACCTCGACGTAGTCGGCCTGCAGCGGGCTCTTGATATGGTGTCCGTCTCCTGGGAAAAGGGAATCATCGAGCCGACAGACTACATTATGAACATGGGGAAAGTGGTCGGCTCCGTCGCCTATCTCTATAAAGATTGGGCAAAGGGATTCGCGGAGATCGGCGCGGCGGTTTCAATGCTAACGACGGCCGGCGGGCTCGAGCCCTCAATGGCATTCACGAGTTTGTCGGCAATTATGATGATGTTCTCTCGCGGGATTGATATGTGGCCCGAGGCCGCGCAAAAGTCGTGGAAAGACCTCGGGATGGAGCTGAAGAATGCCAAGGGTGAGTTTGTCGGACTTGAGGACATCTTCGACCAGTTCAAAAGGAAACACGCCACAGAAGGCGACATCGCCAATATCTTCTTTGGGAGTCAAGAAGCCGCAAAGGGTATCATGGGCCTCATCCCGAACATAAAAGAATATGGCGGCCTAGTGGAAGGGATCTTAACACGCCAAAACGTCCTTTTCGCAAAGAACGAGCAGCGGGCAAAGTCGGTTACACGCCAGTTCGATATGATGATCGGAAACTTCCTCAACGTCTTTTCGACCTTCTTTTACTCGTTCGAGGAAGATATCGGGAAGATTTTCAAGTACATCGGAGAGCTATTCAGCAACATCACTGAGCTGTTGCGCGAATGGGAAGATTCTCAGGGGCCAGAGCGATTGAAGGAAGGCTTGAAGTCTCTAGGGACTGAGGCCGCTAGCCTGCTCCCGTCGTTCGAAACTCTGAAAGGCATCCTGTCCACTATCTTTGAAGGCGGGATCAAGGGCGTGGCTGTCCTGGTCGGCGAGTTCGACGTCCTGAAGGACGCCGTTCATTCCTTTTTCACTGGCGGGGACGTTGACCTTTCGGAATCGGCCCTGTTCCACGGTGCGAACATACTTTTTCAAGGCATGAAGGCACTGGCGCTCGACGCCATCGACTTGATCAAGGTGGCGTTCAAGTCTCTCGGGGATGCTGATTTCCTGGGGCCTTTCCTCGACCGCTTCGGCGTTGTCATCGACCTGTTAAAGCTAAAGTTTTCGGAGATGTTTGCAATACTCGGGGCAGACTTCTCCAACATGATTAACGTCCTGGCTATCAAAGCAAAGCACCCGTTGACGGCCATCTTCGGCGACGTTCTCGGCTACTACGGCGAGGAACAACGTGCAGCGGCAAACAAATATGCGGATGCCCTGCGCGAGATTCGAGATTTGTACCCCGAACTAGGAGCTGCGCTAGAGCGGCAACTTGGCACCGGCGAAGGACTGCGGCCGTGGCCTGACATCAATATTCCAATCGGTATTGACGCGGGCGAATCCAAGGCGGCCTTGCGGGACATTCTTTCCGATCGCGCGCGCGAGGGGGAAGAGTGGGCGCGGGAATTCAGCGAGCGCATGAGCAAATACATGGCCGGGCCGGCGGACGCAGCCGCTTCCATTTTCACGGCCATTGGAGAACTTATCCCTAGCACGGCGGACATGGCCGCACCCGACTATTCAGAGACGATCGAGAAAATCCGGCTCTGGCGAGAGCAAATAAAGCTGAAGCAAATGGCTTATGCGACAGTAGCAAGCGAGATGAAAAACGTTGCGTCTCTCCAAGTCCAGGCCAGCGGGGAGACGCTCGAAACCGATAAGAGCCTCATTGATATTGCCGTAGATCTGCGCGAGCAGATGCTTCAATACATCCGGGAACAAAGGGCGCTCCGGTCGAAAATCGAGCGCCTTGAAGCCTCGATGGGGAGATAACAGTGGCTCATCAGGCATCACCCAGGATCTTTTTCGGAGAGGCGGACGGGTCACAGGGGCTTTACACCCCCTGCACTTCGCTGGTCCTGTTGAAGGAGTTCACGCCGGACTGGCGCATGCTGTCCGCTCGGGACCTGGCGCTAGTCGGCAAGACCTACGGCGGAGCGCCGGCGGACGGGAAGTCCATAACGAACAAACTGCGATGCGTCCTGCACGTTCGAAAGGAATTCATTGGCCATATCCATGACCTTGTCCACTTGATAAACCAGATGGCAGGCCCGGCTAATACGGACTTTCCTAAAAATCTATGGTACGCCGATGACGTCAACGACTACGCGACGATCGACAATACGGAGGCGGCAAGCACGACGTCAACGGACCTGGTAACGGTAGAGTTCACCTATGACGGGGACGGCGACGATGACGCTCCTTTTGCTGCCGGGGACTTTGCATTTGTCGCCGGCGGTTCGGATGCTCATGTTGATGAGATCGTAGTTGTCGAGGCGGTTAATTATTCTATCGGGACATTTACTTGCTACCTTGAGGAGCCCCACTATGCGGGGGCTCAGGTGTTTAAGATCGGTTGGGGCTATCCGAACGCCAGGCTTGAGTCTGCCCGGCCGTCGCCATCGCACAACGGGCGATGCGATATACAGCTTGACATGACTCCGGAGGGCGAGCCGAAGAGCGGAACGGAGTTAATTTAATGACAAAGCGCAAGGGCACATACAACAGGACCGATGGGCGGATCGTGAATTACGGCTTCCCCTTAGATCAGAAGTTCGCCCCTGACTTCGAGCCGTTCGAGTACGACGACTCAACGGTCATCCCGAGCGAGAGTCGCATTGACCTCGCAACGAAAAAGATCGTTCCACTTTACGAAATGACGCCTATGGTAATGAGCGGTGTATTGGAAATCACAACGGCCTGTCCGTTTAACTTGGTCTGCGAGTGCGCCGATGAACCGCCGCTTCATCCGATCCTACCAAAGAATCCGACTTATGCGCAGGTGATACAGTTTAAGAAGGAGCTTGTCGCCTACCATCAATGGTTCGAGGATAACCCGTCCGTCACCGTCCAGAAGACGCCGAGCGCCGGGAAGATGTCGGCGGCAATAACGAGCTTTCCGAAAACCTGGCATCAGCGGATAACGCATCGCCTTTGCAAAGGATCGGTTAAGATTACAAACGGGAAGGTAGTAACGAAATGACAGACAGGCTTGTCCCCTCGGTCTACGGCACCCCGCAGTTAGGCATTAACGCTGCGGAAAACGGCGACAGGGTGGTGTGCTCGCCGGGGACGTACAACTTAACGGCCGCGCTGTATTTCCCTAATGACTATGTGGTCGAGGTTGTTAGCTCGGATAATAACCCGGTGACGTGCGTCATGGACGCGCAGGATAATGACCGGGTGTTCAGCGACGCCTCGCTGCCGACAAGCCCTGGGAGTCTGCTAAAGGGGCTGACGTTTCTGAATGGCAACGTCGCCGGTTTTGGCGGCGGCGCTAGTCTCGGCGGTGCGGGCGGCTTCGTTGATATTGACAACTGCATCATGGGCGCCTGCGACGCTACGGCGGGCGGCGGGGGCGGGGTTTATATAGCCTCCGGCGCGACGGTGAATGTTACGAACTCCACGGCGACGGACTGCACCGCCAGCACCACCGGTGGCGGGGTTCATTTCCCAGGGTCCGCCACCGCCGTCACCCTCCGCAACGTCAAGATCCTCAACAACACCGCTGGCGGCTCCGGCGGCGGCATCTACTCCAACTTCGACGCCCTCAAGGTCATCAACTGCCCCATTGACGGCAACGTCTCCGGCGCTCACGGCGCGGGGTGTTACTTCACCAGCCTCGACGGTGCGTGGGAGTTCATCGGCAACGACGTGACGGATAACTCCTGCGCGGTGGCGGCCCAAGACGGCGGCGGGGTTTATATGTCCGCGTCCACGGGTGCGGGGAAATTCAATGATAATTACATTGCGGGGAATGTCCTCGCGACGGATTCCGGCGCGTATGGCGGCGGCTTATACATGACCGGCTGTTCGGGGATAATCGAATTTAAAAACCTCATATTTTATAATAATGCCGCGGGGTACATGGGCGGAGCTTACATTGATTGTACAAACTTGGCTATTTCAAATTTAATAGCCGTTGGGAATACCTCCGCATATAATTATGCTGTTGCTATTGGCGACAGCACCTCAATTAAAAATGCAACCATCGCCGACAATATTGCAACGGCCGCTTATTGTGGCGGTCTGTCAATCGGGGCAGGGAATACGGTAACGGTTGACAATACTATTCTGCGGGGCAACACGGGCGTTCAGTATAACGATGCCGGGGCGTTAACAATCTCATACTCCAACGTCGAGGGAGGTGTGGCGGGTGGCGAAGACGGCGGAAACAACATCGACTCTGACGCCAAGTTCACCGGCTTCGGCGGCGCGTTCGGGTATTTTCTGAAAGACGACTCGCCCTCGAAAGACGCGGGCGACGCGACCACGCCATTCGGATCTACATCAAAGGACTTCCTCCCCGACGACGGGACGATAGATCAGGGTTATCACTACGTACACGGCAACATCCCCCCCGGCTGGAGTCGGCGCGGGAAACGGCATATTGTGGAGGGCTGTAATGCTTCTTAAAAATGTTGCGGGACAGAAAATTACTGTCTACGCATGGAATACGGCCACGAATCTCCCTGCTACGGGCGAGGCCGCTAACATCACGGCACAGATCAGCAAGGACGGCGGGGCGAGTGCGGCCACGGACGACGTGAACCCGACCGAACTCGACGCGACGAATCATAAGGGCAAGTACATTTTCGACATGGCGCAGGCCGAGACGAATGTTGATGTGCTCGATCTCGATCCGGCTTGCTCGACTACGGGAATTGAGCTGCATGCGTACACGATCTACACCCACGACGAAACCAAGATCGACGCAGTTAAAGCGGTGACGGACATTCTGCCCAGGGGTATTAAGAAAAACGTTGCGTTTACTTTCACGTTTACGATGGTTCTCGCGTCTGACCATGCAACTCTTTCGCCGGGGGAATCTATCACGGCCACAAGGTCACTCGACCATGCGGCCTTTGCTGCTTGTACTAACGTGGCTGCAGAAATCGGATCAACTGGTTTCTATTGGATTACTCTAAAGGCGGCCGAAATGAATGCGGATCTTACTTCGTTCAAGGCGACTGCTCCAGGCTGTGATGATAGGATTATCCATATTCCAACGGTTAGCTAATGACCTTTTACAGAGAAACAAACAACACCTATCTCAATCCGATAGGGATTTTCAGCGAAGCGGCTATAAGCACCGTGCCGACTGTTCCCGTCGGCCGAGGGCCTGTTGTTGCTATGGCTGAGGACCGCCAGTTTCGCGGCGGAATGTGGGAAGGTTGGTATTACCGAGAGGGCGAGAGCGCTCATCCTGGCAACGGGCCGGCGGCAAACGGGCGGGTATCCATTGCCAAGCCGGGCGAAGAATATCTGAATATCTATCCGGCGAAAACAAACCTGACACCTTACGATCACCTTCTGATTCAGGGCAACCTCAACATCAGCGAGAGCTATTCCGGGGCTGCCTGCTACATGATCCCTAGTAAGCTCTATGTGGGGAGCACGGTCACGCTGCGCGTGGCGTTCGGAAAATATTTCTACGTTGCCAATACGTGCGCGGCCCTGCGCTTTGAGGTTTATTTTCAGAAGGTTGGCGCTGTCCCGGGGCCGGCGACAAAGGTTTATCAACAATCCCAAATCCCGCCCCCCGGAACGTCCGTTGCATATTCCGCGAACATCGACCTGTCCGCCTACGTTACAGAGGACGGGCTCTATCAAATATGGCTCGTGGCCTACCTCGAGCGCAACGCCAACGGGGCGGCGGTCGATTATTATTATCATCTCTGGTTGTGGCCAGCTGAACTCAACATCTTTTCGCCCCCGCAACCGGCGGACGATATCGAAATTAAGGTTGGCGAAATTGATGACGATTGGCCCGACCTCGAGGCGGTCACTCTGCAGCGGGCCAATCCCGACAGCATGACCGTTGACTACCGATCAGCAACCGAGTTCAGGTGGACGGCATACGGCGGGGAGCACCTCAACCTGAAGGACTGGAATAACAAGCGCGTCCAGTTTGATTATGGCGGGGAGACTCGATTCCTTGGCCGCATCCAGACTATCGAGGGGCATGGCGGGTCCCCCCAGAGGTACAGTTTTTCGTGCTATGACTTCCGGGGCTGCGCCAGGAAGGTTGACGTTCAGGCGGACCCGTCTGCCGCTCCGTCCTATCCAAGCCGGATCTATAACGCTCCGACTACGGATGAGGATTATGGACGATGCGTCGCCGTCGATCAAAACGTGGGCGAGATTATTCAGGACCTTTTCGACACTCACTCATCGCTGCTCCTGGCTGCCGATGGCGTCTATGACACCGGGGCCATGTATGTTTCTGCCGAGCTGCTCGAGCTGGACTTTATCCCCGGCAAGATTGATTTGAGGGAAGTTAACTTCGAAGAGGCGGTTGTCCAGGTCCTTTCAAAACAGGGCGGCGTCTGGAATTTGTGCGTTGGCCCCGTGGATGGCGTCTGGCATTTCATCAACCGCCAGGACGATGGCGCTACCACGACTTTCGACATCGAGGACGATGACGATGGGATAGTGGCTCCATCGCTGCGGACGTCTACTGAGGACTGCTTTACCGGCTGCACCATGTTCGGCCGGGCCGGGTCCGGCGGATTTCTAATGAAGGCGAAGGTAGGCGCGGCGGGCTCAATCGACTGCTCTGGTACGGACCTCTCCGGGCTTGGAGAGGCGTGGGATTCCGGCTATGAAGCGGCATGGGACCTCGAGAAAAGCCTGGGCGAGCGCGACTATGGAAGCGCGGTCACTCACTCTGAAGGCGGGGGCGTCGGATGGGTTGACGATACCGCGAAGGACTACGAGCCGGATTACTGGAACGATGGATTTATCGTTTTTCCCCGGCTCGGGCAGACCGAATATGCTATCACAGATAGCACCGAGACGAAAATTACCTATGCCTACACGGGCGACGCTCCGGCGGTCCTGGCGGCGGAGCCTTTCCTGCTTAAGAGAGACACGGAATATACTAAAGTATATAGGCGCTTCTATATAACGGATACGGCCAAGCGCGACCTAGTCGAGGAAGGCCAGTTTGGCGGAGAGGACTGTTGCCCGAGGCTGTTCGTCTACGGTTTTGTGGAGGGAACTGCGAGCGGATGCATTGCCAAGGTGTCAATCCCCGTCAGGATTATTCGCGGGGACCCGGTCTATGGAACCGTCATCGAGGCACAGTCGCCCCTATACTCAAGGACCGGGCTTGTCTATGCCATCGCGGACAACATCGGATTTGAGTATTGCTACCGGCACGCGACCCTCGAGACGCCATTCAAAACGCGGTTTCCGACGTCGGGATATGCCGGGACTGCCTACACGGTCGAGGGGATTGAGCGCGATAAGATTTTGATCGTGCCGGAATTCTACAACCCCCAGGATGCCGCCAACTTCGCCGTCCTGGCAGAAGAAATCCTGAAACCATTCATGGACGTTCTCGTCCAAGGGGCTGTCGGCAAGCGCGGGCTATATTGGGATGCAGCTGGGCTCGGGATGAAGATTACCCTGGCGCAAGGCGTTGTCGATAAAATTGTGGCCGTCCCGGTCGTGTCAGTAACCTACGATTTCGACACCCTAGAAACGTCCATCGAGATTTCGAACGACTTCCGGGAGGACGGCTGGAATTATAACCGGGTGCTAGACAACTTTTACCGGAACCGCTTCCTTGATCGAGAGGAAAATGACGCGGCCGTGAATCGGGATTACATCAACTGCGCCAAGGGGCTTGTATCGTCCGGCGACTTGAGCCGGCAGAAAATTGAGGGGGACGGGAGCAACGTCCCGAATCCCGCCGGGGACGTGTGGGGTAGTTTCTCAAAGGTAACGGGTGTCGAGCCAACAATAACGCGGTGCGATCAGCAAACCTATGACCACAAGGGAACCCTCGACATGAAGCCCTGCGGGGATGGGATTCACTATCTCCTGGCATGTAAGGACAATCGCGGCGGGCACAGTTACGCCGATCCCTTCGACGGGGCCGATGTCGAGGCCATGCATGGGATCGTCCTTCGGGGCGGCGAGAATATGGGTGAAAGTGGCCACATTGCAAACACCCATCTTTTCTATCCGTTCAACTGCGCTGACGGACCATATTCGCACCCGTCTCGGTTTTACGGCGGCTGCGCCTCGGGCACGAAGGACCTTGTTCTAGTCGTTCCATCGAGCGTGGGCGGAGACCAGCAGAACATGGAGACGTTCTTTCCGGCTCTCCTGCAGGCTTATATCAACTTTATCGTCTTTACTTCCCAGGGCATGAGCTGC